TTATAAGCACGATTAGGTTCAAAAGCATTTAGGTCTTGTTTAAAATAGTTAGAAGTCGTATCACAACTCATTGTCGTGTAAGCACTAAATGGAACAACTGATTCATTTGTTGCCATATCTATGATAGAGTAAGAACCTGAACTATGTGGTATAAAACTACCACTTACAGTTTGAACTGATGTTGTAAATGATTTTTGTATGTATCTTTTACGAGCACCAAATCTAAACTTTACGGTTTCGTTTTCTTTATAGGCTTCTCTAAAATGTATTGGATACAAATAATTTTCACTATTACCACTCACATCTAAAGAAGTTAAACTACCTGTATTTGAACCAGTTGCTGGTAGATGGTCATCCCATTTTAATTCTATCTTCGGTGAGTAGATAGTGTTGGTTTGTCTTGAGAAAAACTTGATGTCTTCAAAACTACCACTTGATGTTTCTCTACTACCAGAAAGTCTTATTAGTAAACCATAATTTGTGTTATCACCACTAAACCATTTTTTAGCCATAGTGGTTATATCCATGTTTATATCTGGTGATTCGGAAGAAAAAGTTTGTGTTGTCTCATCTCCAGCAATATAAGTACCACCAGGAGTTGTCCAAGCAATTTGAGAAGCACCTTCTCTATTTTTTCTATATAGATAACTACAACCATCTGTTGTTTTTGGTTCATCAATTTCTTTACCAACACCTTCATCCCACTCTTGACTTAATGGATAAGCGGCAATTGTATATTCCTCAGTCAATCCACTTGTACCCTCAGTCTCATAGAGTCTTAAATTTAATTTATAATCACTTGGTAATACTGAAGAACTAATATAGTTTTCTATTTCAGTAGTATTAAATTGAAGAAGAACACGAGTGTTATAAGAAAAGGTTCTGTCAAAAAATACTTTCTTTAACTCAAGAACTTCGTCTTGTCCTGTATTCTTATCTTTAAAGTCTTCACCAGTAATTTGGTTTGAACCACTACTGATAAAGGCATCTTTGGTTGTAAAAAAATATCTATGCATTATATTACCTTTCCGTATATGTCTTGGTTAGGGTTTCTTAATTCAAATACTGCTGGAGTAACAGATGGTCTTATGATTCCGTCTTGTAAAGCATTTTCAAAGTTATACTGAAAACCATATTCCGATTCACCATCAGTCACAATTTCACCGTCACCTTGATATTGATAAAGCTTTCTACCACTAGCGTAATTTGTATTTCCATCTTGAAATAACTTTAATTCTTTTATACCAATTACACCGTCTAACCCTAAGATATTATATTGTAAATCATTTAAATTAATTGATTGTCTAAACTGCATTTTTTCTACTGCAAAGAAATTCTTTATCACTTGAATTACATTTAACTTCACTTCAGTTGGATTTAATCTTCTATCATAATTGATAATGAAACGAACTCCAAAGTTTATTACATAGCCAGAAAACAATGTATCATTCAATGTAAAACCAAAACCTACTTGGTTGTTTATCATTCTGTATTGATTAAGGTATGTACCAATATTTTGTAAAACAAGCTGTGGTGTTTGAACTAAATGCCTGTTCTGATTATAAGAAAGAGTAGAAACTAATAAAGCTCCACCATCTACTCTTTCCACATAACATTTAGCAATACTACCAAACTTTTGTGGAAGAGACAGTATTCTTGCCTGATAATCTTCTTTGGTAACACAACGAAGTTGAGAGGCAAAGAAAGCAGAGGCATTGTTTCTTATCTCGTCTACAGTTTGCCCATCAGTTCCACCAACACTTGGTTCATCATTTGTTACAGTTATAGAAACACCAGCTGGTGAGTTATTAACAGTTGTCAATTCTCCAGCTTGTATATTTGAATCCGCACCACCACCAACTCTATAGGTAAATGTCAATGATGTATTTGATGGAGTTTCTCCTAAATTTGGATTGTTTCCTACTACTACACCAATAGCACTTGGTATATCAGCAAGATTAGTTCCATTAATAGTTACACCAGCTTGTTCTACAGGATCTACATTTGAACCAGAGTTACTAAATCTAAACAGTCCATTACCAAAACAAGCTTTGTATGTTTCAGTATCTTCATCAAATTTAGTTGTGAATTTTTTTGTAGAGGATATATACTCAGCAACATAAGGAACAGGTATTGTTGAAGTTTCAGTTGAAGCATTACCTTGGTCGTAAGCATTTGTTCTAGTTAAATCATCACTATAGTGTGTTTCTTTTAAAATCTTAGTTTGTGCTAAATAATCTACTTCATACCATTTTTGTCCAGAACCATCTGTACAATCTAGTATCTCAATTAAATTACTTTCACCTAAATCTAATTCTAAAAATTTTGTAGGAGTTGTAATATTAAATGTTTTTGTTTTAGTCTCTGCCGATATAGCCCTAACAAATCTTGTTAAAGTATAAGAACTAGCTTCACCATTACTATCAAGTATTGGAGCACTTATAGCAGGATCACCTGAACCACTTGATGAGAAGTCTATTTCATCAGTAGTCTCAAAAAGAATCTCAGAATCTATATTTGAAGCAATCTGTAAACCACTATCTATTGAAGATGGAGCTTCTCCGTAAAGTGGCTCACCCGTTGTCCCATCAGCACTTATTGTCGTCTCTACTTTTAGTTTAACAACCGATGGTGTTTTATTTGGAGTTTTATATCCAAGAAATTCTGATAGTCTACGGATGTTTCTTTTTTCGGTTGCGGTTGCTAACAGATTTTCTTTATAGTTATAATCTATATAATATGAAAGTACATCACCAACATAACTTGATAACTCTATCAACATCATACCAGGTGATGTTTCATTGAAGTCTTTGTATGTATCAGGAAAATAAGATTTAGTATATTCAATTAAATCTTTTTTAATCGTACTAAAATCTTTACTTGTGTATTTTACATTTGTTGGTTTTAGTTTTTGTTTTTCTGTATATGCCATTTTAATATGCTCCACCAGTTTCTTGTGCGGTTGATTCTCCACCACCAACACCATCAAATGTAACTTGAACACTCTCTAAAGAATTAGGTGCTCTTCTTATATTAAATTCTATATTAATTTTTACTTGACTTAATTCGTTTCTATTTTCTATGTCTATGTTTCTTAACTCGACAAAAGGAAGCCACCTTTCAAACACATCTACAATATTATTTTCTATTTGTATTGTTAAGTCTTCTGTCATAGGTTCAAACAAAAGATTTCTTAAATTCATTCCCAAGTTTGGTTGAAATAATCTTTCACCTTGATTGGTTTGTAGAAGAAGTTTAATATTGTTTTTTATAGAATCTATTGTTGTCTTTGTGGTTTTAAAATACCCATCACCATTTGGAACTCTACCAAAAGGAAAGTCGATTCCCACAGATACTCTTGTATCTTGGTCTTCTACAAATCTATCTTTTCTTCTGTCTATTATTGGCATCTTAAACCTCTATAGCTCTTTTTAATTTAACTTCACTAGTCAATGATTCTGTTCCACTCAATTGGTTGTCAACAGCTTGATTGTTTTCATCTACCTTAACGGTAATCTTTGGTATTGTAAGTGGTGGTATAGTAGATGGAACTGTTGGTGCGTTAGGTGGTTGTAGTAAACCGGAAATTGGTATAGTCTTACTCTCCAGAGTTGTAGTTCCAAGTTGAGTAGCATTTAATTTTGTAACAGTAAATGTTTGAGCCTGAATAAACTCTACAATAGCTTTACTCAAGTCTTTAGCTAACTCTTCAACTTTTGCCTTACCTTTATTAGACTCATCTAATGGATTGACTTCTTTGTCGTTATCATCAATGTATTTAAGATTTTTTTCAAAAGCTTTGTATATGTCGTCTTTAAGCCCCATTTTTAAACTTTGCCTTTTCTTCTACTTTTTTCATTACTTCTGAATAATCTTTTGTGAAAGCATTAGCTAAATGATCAGGAAGATTTTGAGTGTTTTCTACTACAGATTTTGTCTCCGGTTCTTCATTTATTTTTTTCCAATCATCATTTGCTGCTGTTTCAGCAAGAATATCATTTAAGATGGAATCTTTTGTTAGTGGTACATTGTTCGATGGTAATGTCGGAGTCGGAACTCGTGACTGAGTATTTGTTTTTTTAGTTGGAGACGAGTTAAGTTGTGCACTTGTATCTTCTACTATACTATTAGATCTATTACTAACTAACACTTCATCTAACTTTTTTTCAAGTGACGAAAAT